CACAGCCCGCCCTTGTGTCTATTAGTAAGTCATATAAAATCCAAGCTGGATCTGTAGTCCACTCTTTATCTGTTTTAAAAGTGCCGTTAAAAGTACCTGCATAAGAAATTGCACCTGTCTGCAAGTCTACAGTTGCGTTATGCGGTATCTTGATTTTGCGGCCTCTGATACGGAACACCCTCTTGGGAACTCTTGGGAACTGTTCAGCATTAAATCTTAAAGCTACATGAGCCGTATTTGCATATGCGTTCTGTTCAAAAATAATATTAGTAGCCTGTTGAAACTGAAAGGCATTTACTAAGGTCGCATCTGAACTGTCTGCTGTAACCCTCTCAACTCTAATAGCAACAGGAAAAGATGTTGTTGATTTAAGTTTTACAATGTAATCTCTAAAATAAGCATTTGTTGATCTACCTTTTACAATATCGTTAATTACAGTTGTGGTTGTTCCATCGTTTTCAATAGTTTTAATTAATAAGTTTACCTCTACACCATTTATATCGCCATCATCTTCAAACTTTTGCATAGAGGGAAATCTTAAAGTTACTCGAACTGCATTAATATCACTCGAATTTACTGTGTGAGTGACAGGGGTTGAAGTTGTGACAGTTGTACCAATTACAGTTTCTGTTTCAATGTTTGATATGCCATCAATAAATGTCTGACTAGATGTGCCAAGTCTGAAATCAAAACCTACATCTTTAAAGTTAAAGTCACTATCTTCAGGTGCAGTATTACTTGCAGCCTCCTGTAAAACCTGAGTTCCATTTAAGAATATATCCTTCTTGAAAGCGTTGAAGTAAGCAGTTGAGGTTTTATCTGTAATACTAGCTTTAGATGCTGTTGCTGAACCTTCGATTTCTCCCTCACCTAAAAGCTCAACAATTGTATTAAATTGTTTGGAAGATAACGCACCACTTGGAAGATCAGGGTTGTTAAATACTGTATTTTGATCAAACTCTTGAATAGTCATCAGTTGTTACCTTCTACTTGAACTGTATCAACACCATTAGAAACTACAATAGAGCCAACCAAGATTTCTCCATATACCAAATTTACTGGGACACCAGCATTACTGATATTTGTTAGCCCTGTGAAAGAGTAATTAGAAGCCAAAGCTGCTGGGTCTAAGCTGTCTTGTCCAGATACCGCAGATGAGGTGTTTTGCTGTGGTGTCAGCATACTTGTTACCCCATCAATAACCATACTCGTTCCAATAGTTGCTAATGTGCTTGTAACTACTGTACTTATTAAAGTACTGCCTAAAATTTTTGCTGGTATGGCAGATTTTGCAAACAAAGCTCCAGCACCTAACAAAATTTGAAAAAAATTACCATGTACAACTGGGATAATTTTTATATCATCTTGTGATCTAAAATTTAATAAATCCTCAGTTATTACTCTTGCTCCTACTTGTATAGTATAAAACTGATCTGCCATATGTTTTTCAATACCTTTAAAATTACAAACCAAAAAACTTATTGCTTCTCTAGGTGTATTAAGATCAACTTCAAATTCAGCCTGACCTAAAAATTTTCTTAAAGTGCCGTAAACCTTTATCTTTTTAAGCATTTATTTCGTCAGGTTGTATTATTGCTATTTTATCTGATTTTGGCGAAACGAGATAAAACGTTAAATTTATTGCTTTACAGCTATATTTATCAGATTCAGAAAATTCAAGAACATCTTGCGGATGACTATGAACAATACCAACTATTTGATCAACAGAATCCTCTACATCTGCCCAATCTAAAGGGTCTATTACAAAAGATTCTGCTTTAAATTCATTTGATATATTTTTACAAGGATAATAGTTTTCTAGATTATCTTTTACTCCAACAATACCGCATGATTCTTCTGGATCACATTGTATAGCATGATTTATCGCATCTTGTTTCCATTTAAATTCCATTATGTATTAATAAAAGTACCGACACCAGCAAACTCATTCCTCGTAACTTGTCTAGCTGGTAATTTTTTATTTGCTTGATCTAAAGCTCCTACAAGCTCAAATTGTACAAGTTCTCTTGATTCTGCTACTTTTCTGTCAACAAAAAATATCTCTTGCGGAAGTTCATTTGATGAAGGGGTGCCAAATGGATTGCTGCTGCTTGGAAAATTGACCGCATCAAGTTCACTTGCAAGCGTTGTTATGCGAGTAAGCTTGGCATCTGCTAAATCATTATGGGGAGTTGTTAAATTTACAATAATTAATAAATCTGTCATTGTAATTACAGAACCACTTCTTGTGATACCGCCTAAATTTGCAATAGTCAATGTTGGTCTTGGAATCTGACCTCTACCTGAAAACTCTGCACCTTCAAATGTAATGGGAACTCTCTGATAAGAATTACCTTGCCATACTATTTCTGCGTTAGAGTTCATACTAGAACCAGCATGAAATCTGAATGTAGTAGGCACACTTGATGGATTACCTGACGCATAGTGCAAGCCCTCTACAAGTTCCAATACAAATAGTTCTATTCTTGAACTAGGATTCAGCTTTTGTAATTCAGATACTGGTATTGCCATTAGGGTTCTGCGACTTGCTCAAAAGTTAAATTCATTACAACTCTATTACTTAAAATTGCAGTTCTGCTTCTTCTTGTGCATATAAATTTCAAAGCTGATGAATGATGAGGCGGAGTGAAATCAAAATTTGCTTGATCGTCAAATCTTGCATCTAAAAATGTATCAATTGTCGTTGCATCTGTTGTTGAAACATTGAAAGTTAAATTTAAAGAAATCAACCTTTTATTTGCAGGCAAACCTTGAACAAAACGCTGTTCATATCCGTCACCTAGTTTAATTCGTAAACTATCCTGATCAACAGTTTCTTGTGTTGAATACTGAGGTGTAATTGAGGGAAAAGTAGCCATTATGCCAATAAGCCTCCAGCACGTTTTTGTTTAATTAGTTCTGATTGTATGGCAACGGCAATTTGATTACCAAGATTGTTCGCATCTGCACTGTTTCCAGAAACATTACTTGAGTTTGCATCAACATTCACAGTTATAACATTCGTGACACTATCTCCACCTCCACCCATTGCATCATTTGGGATAATAGTTCCTGAGACTTTTGGCACAAATAATTCTGGCCCTCTTTCACCAACAATCGAAACTTTCCCCACAGGTGGCCTTCCACCCTCTGCAAATAATCCTCCAAGAAGACCGCCAAGAAATCCTCCAATTCCTTTTTTCTCTCCACCGCTTGCACTCTTACCAAATGCCTCTCCAAAGCCACCTATAAGCTTGTCTAATTGTGCGTCAATGATTTTGTCCCTGATGCGATTAAGTACGCCTGTCATGGCCTCTCCAAAGGTTTTTGCACCAGTTATAGCGTCCCTCAGATTGTTTTTTATACTGCTTTCGATCTCTTCGCCAATCTCAGTAAATTTCTTTTTGAGTTCTTCTGCTTTCTTTTTGTTTTCTTCTTGAATTTTTCCTTGTTTTTCTAGTTTTTCATTCTGTCTATCAATTTCATTTGTTTTTTTAATTTCATCATTTAATCTATCTCTTAAAACTTTATAGTTTGCGTGTTCTAAATTTAACTGTTTTGTTAATGAATTAATTGCTCTTTTATTATTGTTTTGCTCTGCTGTTGCAAGTCTTTTAAGAATATCAAATCTTCTTTGGTCAACTTTAGCCATTTCAGCCCTTAAAGCTATTTCGTTTCCATCTTTTAGTGCTTTATTTAATTCTTTTTGGTTTCTGGTCGCTTGAACTAATTTTGTTGCTAAAGCCCCAACACCAACAACAAGCAAACCTATGCCAGTTGTAGCAATTGCTATTTTTAACGCACCTAGAGCAAGAGTGACTTTTCCTACTCCACCAGCAGCTAATAGTGAGGCCGCTTGCATACCTGTAAAACCACTAGAGGCAATAAGACTTGCAGCCCCTACCATATTGACTTTTACAAGTAATGCAGTAAATGCACCTGTAACTATTGGAATACCAACTGCCAAAAGTTTTGCAGCAACAGCAATTTTTGTAATCAATATTGCAGCCTTACCAGCATCAGTTGAAACAAATTCAGTTATTCCATTTATAAGATCAGTCAATAATACTGTTACACCTTCAACGGCTGGCCTTAATTCATCACCAAAAGCTCTTGAAAGATCATGTGTTGCATTACTAAAGTTTTTGAATATTTGTGTTGGATCATTAGCAACTAATTCTTTTAAAGAAGCTGCCCCTTCAGTTTCTATGGTTCTTAAAGCTCTTAAAACAACATCACTCGTAAGTTTTCCTTCAGCAGCAAGTTCTTTTAGTTTTCCTATGGGAACATTAAGTTCATCTGCGATAGGTTGTAATAATGTTGGGATTTGTTCAGATATACTTCTAAACTCATCACCAGCAAGCCTTCCTGAGCCAAGAGCCTGAGCTAGTTGCCTAAATGCGTTTGATGCTTCTATTGTTGATGCGCCAGCTAACTTAGCAGCGGTATTAAATCCAAAGAAAGTGCTTTTTATATCTTCAACCCCAACACCCAAAGGAGCTAATCTTGCTGTTATATCTGTAATTCCTTCAAGTGCCTCTGTAGAACTAAGGCCAAAAGCTTTCTGAGCATCAGCCGCTATTTTTTGAGACTTGGCAAAAGTGCCGTTGGCTTTTGTTAATAAACCAAGCCGCACATTTAATTTATCAAAATTTGCAGAGGCTTTTACTGCTTGCCTTCCAACAAGAACAATACCAGATGTGACAATGGCAGTTCTAAGACCATTAAATGAGTTTTGTAGTTTGTTTGTTTGATTCTGTACACCATTCAACGCCCTTGTCGCACCGCTGGCATCAACTCTTAACCTAACGACTGCTTCTGCCACAAATAAAAAAAAACCTTTATTCTATATTACCTTGAATTGCGTTTTTGTCGTTGCAACGCCCTCTTTTCTTCGTCATGCTTTATTTCATAATATCCAGCCCAATATATAAGCTCTGCCTCAGTCATGTTAAGCCTGAGTTCTTGCACTGTCTTACCAAGTTCTGTTGCTAGGAAAAACTCAAATCTAAGCCAAGCCTCCCCTTTTATTCTTTTTTTGCTGTGTCTATATCAAGCTTGATGTCATTTAAGAAAAGCTCAAGATCGTTTAAAACTTTTTCTGGTAGCTGTCTTTGTAATATTGGAGCATCTGACATATCAAAGGCTGGAGTTCCATCTTCTTTCTCTGCCATCTGACAAAGTAGTTGAGTAGATACAACCAAAGCATCTGCGTTTGGGCCAGCTAGTTGTTGAGCTTTGACCCTTGCATATCTTGTTATCGGCTTGAAATACAAAGTCATAATGACTTCATCTTTGGAGTTTTTTACGTCAAACTGCCGTCTTGTGACCATTTCATCTTGAAACGCCCCAAGCAATACCTCTGCGGTTCTTTTAGTTGCCATAAATAAATGCGAAGAATTTTACTTTTAGATTGCTGATGTTATTGTGCCAGATGGCTTGAATGTGATGCTAATTGTGTTGACATCACCTAATGATGAACTTTGCTCAAAGTTTGTAATTAAACCACTGAAGCTGATCTTTGCAGAACCACTAGCACTGTCAGGGAAAAGCTCAAAAGATGCTGTTCCAGCGTCACCTGTAGTCAATACACCATCAACAAAAGTTGCAGTTTCACCAGATGCGGCATTGTCATAAACTAATTCAGCAGATCCCTCGCCTTCAATAAGTCCACCAATAAATTTTTTAAAGGTGTCGCCTTGAACAGTTGTTTCTTGGGTATCTTTGGTGATAGACATAGACCATGATCTTGTGCCTAACACTGGGTTGACTGAAGAGCCGCCATCATCAAATTTGACTTGCCCGACATCACCTTTTACAGCAGCCATAACAATAAAAAGAAATATTTATAAATATATTAACCTTTTTTTGGTTTTTTTACAGCCTTTGCTTCTGCCTCTTGTTTTTCCATATATCTTTTGCACTTATTATCCCAATACTGAGGTTCTCTTCTCCCTTTAACCGCTTCAATAACATCAAGCATTTTTTCTGTAATTTCCATTACAAGTCCTCATAAATGTTAAAAGTGATTCTAATTTGTGTTTGAAATTTACCTTCTGGACTTGAAGTAAGTATCTCAGGCCCTATAGGTGAATCAAAAATTACATTAGAAACAGTAATCCTATTGTATAAGTCTCTAAGTCTCTTGCAAATTGTAAAGTTAGACCCTGCCCCAATACCCTCTTCTGTGAAAACATTTAGCAAAACTAATCCAACAATATTATTTGAAGCACTACTTGAGTCTCCCTGAGTCAAGTATTCATTTGCACCAAAGCTAGTAATACATTGGACAAAAGTATCTTCAGCAGTTGAATCAAAAGTCATATTACTGAAAACAACAGGTATTGCTGGGCTTGAAGCAAGCTCTGTGGCTAACCTAGCCTCTATTGTTGATCTGACTGTGTTTAAATCTATTGCTGCCATCAGATGCCCCTCCTAAGTTGTTTTATTACATATTGCTCAAGTTCCTTGCCTATAAGTTCTGGAAATCCAGCAACAGTATTTTGTCTTGTTCTATATTGACCACCCCATGATGGTGGTAGGTTTACACCAAAGCATACAGGCTCTGCATACGGCAGATTATTAGTAACAGTCCCTTGAAATTTTTTTATTTCTGTTTGCCATGCTGCTCTTAACTGACCACCTCCCTTTGGTTCACCTTTATAAACAACTCTAACTGGTGTTGCTTTCTTTACTCTCTTAGTCCACTCTAAAGTTGTAGCAGCAACAAGATCAACAACAAGTTCCTCAAAAAAATCATCAATCTCAGAAACTTTTATTTGTCTCGCCATCTTTACCTCAAGATAAGATCAAAACTTACAGGTGTATTATTTTGCTCATTTATAACTACTGAAATAATTTTAAATTCAACATTACTTATAACCACTCTGTCCTTTGTTGTAGGGACAAAGGTAAGATCCCCAGCAGATATAGTAAGCAACTTATCCTGTGACTCAATTAAATCATTGACCTGATTTCTTGAAACATTACTCAATGCACCTTTTATAGTTGTATCAGATGTAGATTCTGTTATTGCTCCAGTAGTGGTGTTATATGCCCCT